AGGTAATTAATCGTCGAATTTATCCTCCTGCTGGACATAAGGCTGGACTAGATAGCTGGCTTAAGCCATATCCGAAACCAGTTTTGGTTCATCATGACTCCTCTAAAGATCCTATTGGTAGAGTTCACTCTATTAGATGGGAAGATACTGAGGATAAGGCACTTGCTTTTCTTGGTGGAGATTTGGGGGCGCTGGCAGAAATTAAGCGTGCTTTTGCAACAAATGATGCTAAAGTAATTAGCAAAACATTAAAGAGATACAATGCCTTAAGTGATAAATGGCCAGGTCTCGGTCGGTTAGTCGGAAAGGTTAAGATCGTTGATCTTGAAGCGGTACAAAAGTTCTTAGATGAAAGATACTTAACCTTTTCTGCTGGCCAGAGTACAGATCAATGGGTATGTATGAGTTGTGGTAATGACTGGCAAGCTGGTGCTATCTGCGACCATCGCCCAGGTGAAAAAGATGAAGACGGAAACACTGTTTTGTTCCTTTGTGGCAATATGCACGGAAAAGAAATTTCTGTAGAGCATGAACCAGCAAACGATACGAGTGTTGTTCTAAATATGGAATTTCAAGATAATGATGGTAATGATGCGCAGATAGTATTAAATCTTACTGATGCTACAGAACCAGTAACAAAACTAGAAGTTAACTTTGAATTGGAGTCAGATATGAATCTTAATGATCTAGCTATTCTAGAGATTAAGACTGTTATTGAGCTGCTTTCTGATGATGCTAAACTTCAAGAGTTTAAAGATGCCTTAAGTGGAGACTCTGCTTTTGAGGTATCTTGGCTTATTAAGATGCATGATGCTCTTCACAGTCAATATGATTATGAGCTTAAGTGGAGAGATCCTAAAGACCTAAGTGTCCCTGTTGGAGTATTCAAACTTCACGGACTACTACATGATCTCGCTATGGAGAAAAATTTTCGGGATGCGGTATCTAATGGTCAATTAGACTTTTATGGACCCGATGGGACTAAGTCTGAAGAGTATCTAATTAAGATGCCTAGTGAGCAAACTGAAGATAAGTTTGACGAAGATAGTTTAGTCTCAAAGATAGTTGATCGGCTAAAATCTGAGGTGATTGGTGCGAAAGAAGAAGAAAAAGATGAAGTCGAGGTACTAGATGAGGAGTGTCCATCTGTAGAAGATGAAGATATTGATTGGGTTCTGATGGATCTTGCTCTTGATACTGAGGTTGGAGATGCAAAACTTTCCACAGAGAAAAGAAATGATTTGCCCAAGGGAAGTTTTTGTGGTCCAGATAGATCCTTTCCTGTACCAGACTGCGCTCATGTAACAGCTGCTCGTCGTTTGGTTGGCAGAGCCAAACTTACTGCTGATCAAAAGGCAAAAGTACTAGCCTGTGTTAACAAAAAAGCAAAGAGCCTTGGGTGTGATTCTGAAGACTCTTCTGCGACTCCCGCTATTAAAGATTGCGAGTGTAAAGATTATGATAAGGTAGTTGCCGATCATAATAATTTAAAGAATGATTATACCAAGGCACTTCAAGATATTGAGCAACTAACGGCACACTTAAATGCTTTTGGTAAGGCCCTTGCTCAAAAAGTTGAGCCATCTAAAAATATAGATGGAATAAAACTTGACGAATTGCTTGATTGGTTTAGTAATATTGTGGTATCTGACAATACTATAGAGAGTAAAGAGGAAGAAGTTCTTGAGCATCCTGCAAAAGAACTAAAGCCTCTAGACGATTCAAAACCACAAAAGAAGTCTTTGGACACTCTGGGTGGTTACGAAAAGAGAGTAGTAAGTTTCTATCGTAGAATACAACAAGACGAAAGTGCAGCAATTGCCGATAGGTATTTAGCTCAATGTCGTCAGTACCTACCAGATAATTTTAATCCAGAAGATTATGAGTAAAAGGAGTAATTAATGGCTCAAACTAGATATTCGGCCCAATTTAAAGTTCGGGAAGATATCCTTGATAGCATTACCCCTCTTAACATGGTCCAGGATGACGCTCAGCGTCCATCTGGACCATGGAGAGTAGCTGCATGGCTGCCAGTTCAGTTTACTAAGAGCAATACTAGTGCTGGTACTGATGCGTTTGTTATCTCGGCTTTCAAACCCGTTGCTTTTAGCACAGAGGGCCACGTTGTTCCAGCAGGTATGCGTACTGCACTTGGTGGAAATTCTTCGTCTGGCGTTTTTGCCGGTGATGTTCTGACATACACATCTGATGATGTTTCCTATGGTGTTATTGACCTTACAACTGGCGAGGCCGTAACAGCTCCCATTGCATATAGCGGTGAGGAAGTTTGTGATGCGCTAATAACTCGTGGACTTGTTCTAGAGTCTGATGCTACTGGTGCTGGTGCTACTGTTCCCGTTGCTGCAGACGCGGATGTCAACAAAGTAATCGATCTCTTTGTATCGGAAGCAATAGGGTTTGTTCTACAGGATGTTTATGTTTGGTCGGGTCGTCCAGAAGATGGTGATCAGGTCTTCTTAAACTACAGTATGCAAGATCGCATTATGTTCTACACTGAAGGTCAGTTGCGTCTTCCACAGCGTGTGGCGGGAAGTACCTCTAGCGATAGCTTTACTGTAGCTACACTAGATGGTGGTGGCTCTACTGTGTTCGCAGCTGGATCGATGATTGCAGCTGGTGAATACTGGGATGCATCAAACTTTACACAGCTAACACGTTATTCGGCGGTAGATTCTGCTGTTGATGTAGTCGCATTAGGTCTAGCACAGCGGCCAGTTGCCAAGATTACAGATCGTACACCAATGAGCTGCAATCGTTCTGGTGTGTTGGTTCGTGAACGGTCTAGCGTAACAGCGGTTACCAAAGAAGGTGACTTCTTCCTTGACGCTGAAGTTGGAGTATTGTTCCTACATCAGGATACTTGGGATACCCTCGTTGCCCTAGGTGTTGTTGCTACAACATTTACATATAAGTACTACACTGATACTGGTCTTGCTACCGGTCAACGGTTCCCTCACTTTGATGGTCCTTGCCGTCCTGGTGACTTCGTAACCGTAGATGCTCAGAGTAACTTTACAAAAGCGAGCAGTGCTGTAGTCAGTGCTGGTCTATCCTGTGGACGCGTTCTAGAGGTTCGTACAGAGCCATATGCAAATATGGACCTTGTTAAGAGTGCCTGGACCCAGACTGGGTTTAGCAAAACTTCTAAGATGCCCGGTTCAGCTACAAAAGGCTTTAGCGATCTCATTACTCTAAGTGATGAAGTAGTTGCTGACAAAGTAGTTGTAATTAACTTCAAGGCCCCTCACTAAAAAAGGAGATTCTAAAAAATGTTTAATCTTAAATTAGTAGATGGCCAAGAATTTCCACTTCCTACAGATGAGAAGAAAGCTAGTAAGGCTTTAGCTCATGCTCTTTTGAATAAGGGTCGCGTTCCCGGTGCTGAGGTTTCTCTAGACTGGAAAGATTTTGCAAATAAAGTCTTTACAAGAGATACAGTTTCCGCATCGCATCTTCGCCCCCTTCTTCAGGTTTCTACCCAGGAGGCTATGAGAGAGCCGCTAGAGCCAATTCAGGTTCTAACTGGACTCTTTAATAGAGTTGCTGTTCAGGGTATGGAAGTTCGAGTAATTCAAGGCGCTATTGGTGCAGCACTTTATGCTGATGATATTCCAGAAGCTGGTACATATCCTCAGGGCAATATTCAGGTTGGTGGCGGCATGCAGACTGCTGCTATCGGTAAGGCAGGTCTTCAGGTCTCCTTTACTGCTGAAGCTCTAAAGTACTGCACATGGGATATAATGAGCCTAAACCTTCGCTATATGAGAGATGCCCTTGTTCGTCACAAGGAGCGGAAGGCCTCTGCTATTCTTCGTGAGCTAGGAACCGAACTATTCAATAACACTTCTCCCAGCACAAGCCTTTTTGGTACCTGTACTGGTCGTGGTTTGGATATGGCGGCTAATGGTTCTGCTACAGCTGATGATATCTTCCGTGCTGCCTCTCACATGGCAGAGGAAGGTTTCTGGCCAGATCTTTTGATCGTTCATCCTCAGACTGCATTTATGTGGCTACAAGACCCAGTTCTTCGTAACCTCTTTATGGTTGGTCAAGGTAGTGAGTGGTTTAATAGATGGCAGGGTGTTATCGGTCCAACCGATCCATGGAGCAATGGTTCTATGGGTATCTCTGGTCCTTCGCATGGTAATGCGATTACACCTGTTGGTGCTGTCTCTGGTGGCACTCCCAATGGTATTGCTGGTCGTGAATGGGGTATGAACTCTACTCCAACAATGCCAGGCTACTTTGGTTGGCCAATGAGAGTAGTAGCATCTCCATTGATGCCTTACGATGTTGAAAGCGGGCTAACAGATATCTTCCTCGCTTCCAGTGGTAACATTGGTATTCTAATGCAGGAAGAGGACCCTGTTACAGCTAGCTGGACACAAGAAAGCAATGATGTTGTATACACAAAGATTATGGAGCGTTATGCATTCCATATTGGTAACGAAGGTCAGGCAGTCGGTCTAATCAAGAATGTACCTGCTCGGTCTCGTAACTACTGGGATGGTACAATTACTGCCCAGACTCTTGGTATTACTTCTGAAATTGATCAGACAGTTGCTGTACCTGGTCTCTAAGCTAAGTAAGTAAATCTTTAAGGGGGCCCGACTATTAAGTTGTGGCCCCCTTTTTGTATTATAGGTTAGGAGACAGAATGAGTTGGTTCGTATTTGATGACTCGATATCTAAAGAAAATATAAATGATTTTGAATTAGAGCCAGAAGGCGGATTAATTTTTCGAGATATCAAGGTTGAGGAAGAGTTCTCTATTATCTTTTTAAAGCTTGAGGATGAACAACAAGATGGCAGCTCCGACACTACTAAGCACGTACCCAGCTGATGGAGACTCTGGCATTCCTACCGGCACCCCTATTGTTTTACAGTTTGATCGGGGTGTTGATTTACTTAGTATTAAAGACTATATAGTTCTATATGGCCCTGATTTTGATCAGACCAGTGGAGCTGATAGTGTTTTATTTGTAGATCAAGATACCGGAGATAACCCGTTTTTCCTTCGCTCTCCCGGATTTAAAGGTCTTGTTGATATCAGAATTATAGCAGAGTATCTAGATTTAGATACCCAAACTGTTGTTAATCAAGTCATTACTAGCGAGGTTGATGAGACTAGCTATGGGGCTGCTGGGATAGGACATAAGATTTCAATCTTACCGGTAACTGGATTGTTTGCTCCTGATACCACTTATGTTTTGCATATTCTTGGTGATCCAGATTCTCAAGGAACTGGTGTTAGTTCAAGAACAGTCTTCGATGTTGTTCCTAATGGTGGAAATCTTTCGGATACCGGAAAGGTATATATTGATGGTTCCTATACTGGTCCAGACGTAGACACTCTTAATATTCAAATAACTACTGCTGGTGATATTGGTATAGCTAAGTATAAGTATTGGTTTACTTCTGAGGGGGAGCCAAGTTCAGTTTATGATAAGTTAACAAATCGGAGAAACCGATCACTATCTAAAGGGCTACAGGTTCGATTTGGTGGTGAAGGTTTTGCTTTGGGAGATACATTTGAGATCAATGTTGAGCCCGCGCAAAGACTAGCAACTAATACTCAAGTAACCTTTACTACCAATGACGGTAGTTATACTGCTGCTCCAAGTAGCCCAAGTACACCAGCTACAAGTGAGCCTCCAAGTACAGTACTTCCTCCCGCACCAGGAGAAGAGACTACAAGCAGCCGGCTTCAGATAGAGGAGATGATACCTGCTGATGGTGCCTTTAATGTCTCAACAAATACCAGACAAATTATTGTTATTTTTAGCGAGCCATTAGATTCATCAACTGTAAGTGGACAAAGTATTAGATTGTGGAGGTATCCAGTTTTGGGTTATTTTGAAGGTGAAAATGAACCAGTTGAGTTACAGAAAAAAGTTACTGTTAGTAGCAATATCTTAACTATTGATTTCTAGGAGATTAAGCAATGGCTTACTATGGGCGATATGGAACCTTAGATGGTAATACCGTAACTCTAAGGGCAGTATTTACTGATGATACTGGAGCATTCGTTACTCCTAGTTCTCCGGTAGTC